AGCTGGGTTTATAGTCGTAGCGTTTTGGATAGTGTTTGTAGTGCCAGTAATGGCTGCTGACCCTATTGTTACAGATTCGACAAGCGTTGTTACAACAACAGGTGAACAGACTACAACAGTTAAGTCACCACCACCTAGTGCAATAGCACCTCAGTTTGGTAGTGGTAATACCTCAGACTTATGTACGATTAGCTCTAGTGGTTCAGTACAGACACAGATACTCGGACTCTCAGTAGGTACAACGTACACAGAAGAGAATTGTTTAAGACTTAAAAAGGCACAGAAGCTGTATAACTTTGGTATGAAAGTAGCAGCAGTTAGTGTAATGTGTCAAGACCCTGATGTATGGGAAGCGATGATGTCAGCTGGGACTCCGTGCCCTATAGATGGACTCATAGGACAGCAAGCAAAAGATGCTTGGGCTGTACACACAGATACAATACCAATGCCACCGGAGGAAGATGAAATTACTGCACAAGAAAAACGTGATAAGGCTCTTAGCATTATGGGTACTGTTGCCGCAGCTTTCATACTCTTCTAGTTATACCTTTGGGTATACAGGTAACGCAGCAGTAGATGGTTTAATATGGAATATGACGTCAGACACGCTGGGAGTTAGCGTAGAAGATGGATTAGACATAAGTGGTGTTATCTATAATTATAAGGTAACAAAAGAAGCCGGAGATGAGTATTTAGTTACAGTACAGAATGAAGATGTAGACGGTGGTTATATATACCAAGATACACAAGACTGGACTTCGGGTACTGGTATGAGAATACAAAAAGTTATACCATTACCGTATACACCAGTTAGTAAGTTTGGTACAGGTTCTATTGAAACAGTAGGAACTGGAACACTAGAAGATGCAAAAGTGGTTTATATGTACAGGTTTGACAAGTGTTTCGACCCACAGAATGACGAGAGTTGTCCGGGTTATGTCGAACCAATGCCTGTAATACCTAACATAGAAATATATGATGCACTAGATGATGACGCAGTTATAGACGCTACTGAAGAAACCGATAGTGATTTATATGAGGAAGAAAAAGAAAAGAGGGAAGAGAAAGAAGAAGACGAGGAAGATGAAGGCAGACTAGAAATGGCTTTGGCTGCATCTGAAAATGCTCTAACGATAGCTAACACAGTATCACAATCTGCTCTACTACAGTCAATAAATAACGCTACTAATGTAACATCTTACTACGCAGCGACAGTTCCCGGAGGAGTATATAGGGAATCTATTTCATTGAACGGAGGAGAGGTAGTTGATAACAAAAGAGCATTACAAAGTTTAGCCCAAGACAATTTAATGAATCAAATGATAGAGGAACAATACAAATGAATAAATTATTATTAACAGCTTTAGTTCTTGGTCTTACTGGTTGCTCTTTGTTCGCTAGTAAGGTAGAAGCTAACGCAGAAATTAATGGCTCGGTAGAGTCTAGATGTATAGTCAATACAGATACTCCGGGAGTTTACGGAAACCCTAATGCCTATACTCTAACAACAACACCTGCTAGTGGTGGTCAGAAACCTATCGTAAGGTTTGACGTATCACTTGCTAATGCTTATTACGCACAGGTTAGTTATCCTACTTCTTTTAGCTCTAGCCCTAGCTTAAGTGATACAGTTGCTTGGACTGGTTCGGTATCAGTAGCACAGTCATCTAGTGCTGACTTTGATGGATACCAAACTGCAAGTACAACTACTGGTGCTTTAAGACAATACGCTATGGCAAATGCAGGTACTTTATGGATAGATGTTCAATCTGAAGCTACATATGGTGGTGGAGGAAACAAAGCATTTCCCGGTGGTTCTTATACAGCAGTTGTAGTTGCTGAATGTGTCGCTCAGTAATACTGTGGGTATTGCTATGTACATCTGTAGCAGCTCACGAGATGACACCTACATACCCAAAGTGGTCTGTAACTCAATTAGAAGGGGTACAAAAAACTACAATGAGTATGTTCAACAAGAGGGAAGATGTTCAGTATTACGAAATTGGAGTATTTGATAAAGAATGGAATCCAATACCTTTTGTAACTGATTATAAGATATTAAAGTTAGATTACTTAAGCCACGTTAAATTTGATGTATATATTGGTTCAAAGAACGTAGACAGAGCAGAATACATATGTTCGTTGTCTAAGCTAAGAGGAAGCAAAGAAACTAAGACAATGATAGCATCAAAAATATGTTCGAGGTTTAAGTGAAGTGGTTGAGGTATGTGGTACTTTTGCTTTGCACACAAGCTATAGCAGACAGTAACTCGATGACCTTTTCCTTGCCAAGTGCAGGATATAGTAGTGGCACAGATAGTATTAGAGCTGGTGATTTAGATTGTAAGAACAGTATAGGAGGCACTACTAACTTTGAGTTAGGTATGACTGGAATAATAAACAACGCAGTCACGCCAATTATAGGAAAGAGCGGAGACAAGCCACAGACTAAAGACATAGGTTTATACGCTAGAATTATAATACCTCTTGATGGACCAAAAGAAAGAATTAATTGTAATACATTATACCAACTAGAATTACAACGTAGAAGGCTAGAGGTACAGAAACTTAAACAAGAGATAGAATATTTAAGGCAATTACAAGACGGTGGATTTGAAAACTGATGGCTGACCTAGAAGAATTAGTAAGACAAGGCGAAGGCATAAAGGATAAAAAACTTACTTTGTTTGGTTTGCGTTTAAGTGGCACAAGTATAGTTGCAGCATTTGCTTTTATTTCAACGATTGTTGGTACTCTTTATGGTGGCTTTCTTATGTACCAGAAAGTTGAAGGAATAGCAAATTTGGACCTTGACGCTATAGCTGGACAGATGGCAAAGACATCATCAGATGTAATACGAATAGAAGAACACGCTAACGCAATTAAGATTGAACTCAAGAAAGATATGACTGATTTAAGAAACGCACAGTGGAATCTTGAGTCAAAGGTAGATGGTAAGCTACAGTCAGTAGACACTAAACTTACTAACTATGATGACAAACTAGATAGGTTTGAAATTAAAGTAGAGAAAACAAAGTTGGATATGGAAAATCGTATTCAACAGTCATTAGATAACCCATTAGCAAATTAGGAGAATAATATGCCATACGGAAAAGGTACATACGGTAAGAAAAGAGGACGTCCACCTATGAAGAAAAAAGGCAAGAAGAAATAATGCCTGCTAAGAAAGACCCACGATTAGCTAGAGCGGGTGTATCAGGGTTTAATAAACCTAAACGTACACCAAGCCACAAAACTAAGAGTCACGTTGTAGTAGCTAAATCAAAAGGAAAAGTAAAAACAATTAGGTTCGGTCAACAAGGTAAAACTGGAGATAGGACGAATACTGCGAGAGCTAGGTCATTTAAAGCTAGGCACGGTAAGAACATAGCTAAAGGACCAATGAGTGCTGCTTATTGGGCTAACAAGGTGAAATGGTAATGGCTAAACGAGGACTATACGCAAACATTAATGCTAGAAAAAAGAAAGGCACTAGTAGAACTAAAAAGAAATCTACTATTAGTAAGAAATCTTATGCAAAAATGAAAAAAGGATTTAAAAAGTGACCGACGATATTAAAAGAATCCAATTACAGCTAGACAAACACGCAAATCAAATAGCAAAGTTGTTTAGTAAGATTGACGACACAAACAAATGTATAGCTAAAATAAATACCTCATTATTACAAATTAAATGGGGCGTTTATGGTGCAATTATCTTTTATGTTATTGGACAAGTAGGACTTATGGAAGCATTAGGAGTAGTATTATGATAGCGTTTCTAACTAATGTAGCACCTATAGCATTAGGCTTTGTTGCTAAGTTGTTTGCTCTTAAGAGTCAAGCAGCAGCAGAAAATCAAAAGTTAATGCTGCAGAATCTACAAGCTCGTAATGACTCTATTAATATGGCTAGAGATAGAGCAGACAAAGAGAGCCCTATGGCTGCCCTTAACAGACGAGTTATTATATTTGTTATATTAGCTTTAATTATATTTACACAGATAGCACCGGTATTTTTTGATGTTCCAACTATTGTACCTACAGTTATAGAAGGCTTTAGCATATTAGGGTTTCAATTAACTCCTGATGTTGTTGAGTATGTCAAGCTAGAGGCTGGTGCAGTATTGAAGATGGATGAAATATTTGGATGGGCGACAATGATTATAGAGTTCTATTTTGGTGCTCAATTAGCCAAGGGGAAGTAAATGACATATAGACAAATTATTAATAGTGTTTTAAGAAGGTTAAGAGAAGATACTATAGACTCTGACTGGTCAGGTAACTTATACGATTCTGTATCTGTGTCTGACTATCAGAAACTAATTGGAGAGTTAGTTAATGATTCTAAAAAGAATGTAGAGTCTTATCACGACTGGAACGCATTAAGAGAAACATTTAATATTAAGACACAAGCAGGAAATATGCAATATACTTTAGGTGATGCTACTAGAGGTGCGGGCGTGTCTTTTAAAGTGTTAGATGTTATATGTCAAGATACTGGACAAGTATTAGAACAAGTACCAAATGATTGGCTTAACGAAGCTGTATTTCCTTTATCTCAAGCAGCTAGTGGTAAGCCTACTAAATATGCTTTTAATGGAGTAGCTCAAGCAGGTGTAGACAGAGAGCCTGACTTTAACATTGACTTATATCCTGTCCCTGACTCTATACAGACTATATCTGTAAATATTGTAGGTGCTCAAAAAGAATTATCTACAGCATCTCAAGTATTAAGAGTTCCTTCACAACCTGTAATTCTTGGAGCTTGGGCTCGTGCTATTGCAGAAAGAGGAGAAGACGGAGGAAGTATTTCTAGTGCTGTTGCGGCAGAAGCTAGAGACTCTTTAAACCTTGCGGTACAATTAGACGCAGGTAATATGGAATATGAAAGAGATTGGACAGTAGTATAATATGGCACTAGAATCTAAGCAGATACAAGCTATACCTTTAGACACTATTGGTATTGACGGTATTGATACTCAGACAACTGCTACTGCTTTAGGACCTAACTGGTTTACTAAAGCAGATAACATTGTTTATACTGAGGGAGGTAAAGTAGCTTTTCGTAAAGGTCTAAAACAAAAGACACTAAACGGAGGAGCTAAAGTAGGCTCTTTAGTAGAACATTATGATGGTACTAATTATAAAGTATTTGCCGGTGTAGGCACTAATATGTATGAGGTAGATTTATCAGATAAAGACAATGCGTGGATTAACGCTTTTGCTACTGGTGCTTCTTCTTCTGATTGGCAGTTTAATAACTTTAATAATGAATTATTTGTATCTCAATACGATTCAGACCCTTTAAGATATGCTAGTAGCACTTGGTCTAAATTAAAAGATACTTTAGGGTATACACCACCACACGGAATAACAACATTTGACCCTAGTTGTATGATGGGATTTTATGGGAGAATGTGGGCTGGAGGAATAACAGAAGAAGACGATGTATTGTTTTACTCTAAACTGTTAGACGGTCATAAATGGGGAGCTGCTGACGGTGGCGCTATAGATTTAAAATCTGTATGGGGTCACGACAGTATTGTAGCTATACACCCTTTTGCAGGTAAGTTAGTTATCTTTGGTAAAGAAAATATTGCTATATATAACGACCCTGACACAATAGTTAATATAGCGCTAGACGAAGTAATTAGAGGAATAGGATGTGTATCTAGAGATTCTATACAAAGTATCGGAGATGATTTATACTTCTTGTCGGATACTGGTGTTAGGTCTTTATTTAGAACTACTCAGCTAGACAAGCTACCTCTAACAGAAAAATCTATAACAATTAAAGATGAACTGATAGCCAACATTAATGGAAGTACAAATGTTAAGTCAGCATTTATGCTAAATGAAGGTCTATACTTACTCTCTTTTGTAGATAGAAATGTTACATATGTTTTTGACACTACATATAAGACATCTAAAGAAACACCTAGAATAACTAAATGGCATTTTACAAACAGTAGAGAGCCTGCTAGTATGTCATATACAGAAACTTATGGTTTATTGGTAGGACAGCAGTCAGGAAGAGTTGCTAGTTATGAAGGTTATTATGATGTAGACTATAGCGGTTCTAATGTATATACTTATAATAGTTATACTACTGCATTTGCTACAGCAGAGTTAGATTTAGGACAAGGAGTACAAGCGTCTATATTAAAAAAATTAATTATGGTAATTGCCGGAGGTCAAGGCACAGACGTAGGAATAAGACTATATAAAGACTTTGAGACTACACCTAAAATATCTCCTACATTTAAACTTAATCCTACACTAAGCGGTGAACCTTCGTACTGGGGCAATGCGTTGTCTTTATATGGAGCTACTACAGCTTCACATACGCATAACTCGACGCTACACCCTTCTTCGTCTAAATACGCTCCTATACACGGATATAAAGAGCGTTCAGTTCCACTATCAGGAAATGCTAAATATATAAGAATAGAGTGGGACGCAGTAACAAAAGGATACAAAGCATCACTACAATCAATATCATTATTATTTAAACAAGGTAAAACATTATGAGTAACTATACAATAGCGGTAGGCTGGTCAGGAAAAGATGCCTTAGCTGACACAGACCCCGGAAAAGTAATATCAGGTGCTGACTTTGATACTGAGTTCACAGCAGTAAGAACAGCACTTAATTCTAAGGCAGACGCAAACGGCAGTTCATCAGAGAACTTTACTTGTAACGCATTAACGGCTACTACAGGGACTATTGGCGGTGAGTCTATAGTTACTATAGATACACCACAAACATTCACTAAAGCGCATCCTACGGCTTCTGAGACGGTAACATTAGCATCAGACCAAACAGCTAACTTACTAAACTCAAATGTGTTTGTTGTTAGTGTACAAGGAAACCATACACTTAATGTATCTAATATGACATCAGGTGTAGAGGCTACGTTTTTAGTAAAGAATACTGGTGCTTATGACATTACATTTAGTAGTGACTTTTCTTTTGTAGGTGGCAATAACCCTACTATTACATCAGGTAACGGTAAAGTAGATTTAATTAGATGTGTGTCAGACGGCACAAAGATGTATTGTAATATAGCACAAAACTTAACATAAGGAAAAAATATGGCTGGTTTCTTTGGTACAAGCTGGGATTTAAGTAATAGTTTTAATTCGCCTTCTGTAGGTAATCAAATGGTTGGTGGTAATTTATCTACAGAGATAACTCCTAGACCGGGAAGTCAAGGTCCTACTGATACAGCCTCTATGCTAAATCTTTGGGGAGCACCTACTGGATATACAGGACCGTCACAACAACAAGGCGGTATGTTTAATCCTTATCAAGCTACTGGCGGTGGTTTTTATAATCCATATCAGTTCGGTCAAGTACAGTATGGTCCTCAGTATGGCGGTGGACAGATGCCTTGGTGGATGAACTATAATGTTAATAATCCTTTTATGCCTACACAGACAACACCTAGTGTACAACCGCAATTACAACAACAGACACCATCTAGACCTCAAGGTACTGGACCTGACGGTAAAGATTTAACTTATGATGAGACTATAAAGTATTTTGGTTTGTATGATGACGCTGAGTCAGCTTTAGCTGCGGGAGATTCACAAGCAGCATATAGAAAAGACCATATGCAATGGAGAAGCGGTACAGGACCTTACTCAGGACAAGGACCGGGACAAGGACAATATCCGGGTAGACCTGAATTAGGAATTGCTGGAGATGAGCAAAGAATGGCTGACCTTATGGGATTCCCTAGTGCAATGGTAGATAAGTTTAAAGGTTTATTCTCAGGCTTTCAAGATAACGGAGCATTAGATGCTGAACCAGCTATTGGCGGAGGTAGTGGTTTTACACAAGTTCCTGATATGTTTAGAACAGGTAATACAAATCCTTTTAACGTGCCTTATGGTCCTCAGACTATGTCTATGCAAAATTATTTAGATGATAGTCAATTATTTAATAGGTACGATGTTTCAGATTTAGAACAGGCACAAGCCGCAGGACTAACAGATACTAGCAAAGCTGAGGTGTTATCTCCTCGTGATTATTATTCAAGACTTCCTCAAACATCTAGTAATTTTAATTACGGTTTTAACAGGGCAGAAAATTTATTTAATGTTCCTGCTTACTCTAGTGGAATGACTATGCCTATAGGAGACAATTTAGTAGGCAATGAAATACCGGGTAGACCGGGAGAATTGTCTGCTTTTTCAGAGAATGATGCAGGAATGGTAGATGCTAGAAGAAACTTTTTATTTAATAGAGATTTAGATTTAGGTAGACCGGGAGATGCTAGTTATGTTCCTTTTGAGCCTACTTTTACTCCTGACCCAGTTTATGGTGTAAGTAATGCTAGAGAGTTAGTAGAGTCTAATTTGTTTGGAGTTCCTAAACCAACACCGGCAGAAGATTTTTATGCTCAAAGAAGATTTGATGCTATGAGACAAGAGAGGGAATTACAAGCTGCGATGGCTGAAAGTAAGAGAGCGGCTGAAGAGTATGAGGCACAGCAAGTTGCTGAAAGAGCAAGAATCGAAGCAGAGAAAAAAGCTGCGGCAGAAGCTAAAGCTAAAGCAGATGCGGCGGCGGCAGAAAAAGCAAGACAAGCGGCGGCGGCTCAGAGACGTATGAATGATAACTATGAAACTGGTTATGTAGCGCCAAACATATTTACTTCTAGTGGTCCTTCAAGAAGAAGTTCTAGAGGTAGTAGGAGAAGATAATGAATACAATTAAGGAGATAAGATAATGGCAGGTTTTTTTGATTTTTTAGGAGGAGCTAATCCTTGGGCGGCAGTTATAGGTGCTGGTCTACAGCTATATGGTGCTAATCAAGCATCAGACGCTCAGACTGAAGCAGCTCAAACTTATGCTACAGGTGTTACTGAGGCTTCAAAACCTAAAACAGTAATTGACCCTACAGGCTCTGCAGTATGGGACGATAGATTACAGCAGTATGTCTTAGCTCCTTCTCAGCCTATGATGGGATTGTTTGGTGCTAATTTACAAGACATATATAGACAGAGAGCTATGATAGAGCCTTATATGAGTGACCCTGAAGGTGCTGCTCTGACTAGAATGAGAGAAACTCAAGCAGCTTTAGAGCCTACTAGGTCTAGAACTACTGAAGATTTATTAGGCAGATTAAATAGAAGAGGTCTTCTTGGTTCTACTATTGGTGCTCAAGCTACAGCAGAACTAGATAGACAAAGAGCTATTGAAGATGCTGCTCTACTACAGCAAGCTAGAGGTGGAGTACAGTCAGACATTACTAACTATATTAACAGAGCCAATGCTGCTCAAACTTCAGCTTTAAATTTAGGCTCTATAGGTCAAAACTTAGCTAATATAGGAATTAATGTTGGGAGTCAAATGGGTACTGCGGCAAACTTAGGCGGTACTCAACTAATGAACGCACAACAAGCCGCAGGTTTAGCACAAGCACAGTTACCTTATACTTTAGGTCAACAGATGTTTGGTTATAGACCTGACACCACACAACAAAATTTATCATTACAAGAAGCCGCTCTTGGGTCGACACCTACCGGTTTAATTAGTAGGCTTTAGGAGAAATAATTATGGGAATGTTTGACGGACAAGGATTAACTACACCGGCTAACTCTATTGCAGATATGTATAGAGGTGCGGCTAGGGGAATAGGAAAAGGACTTATAGACCCTTATATGCAAAGTAAGGGGTTTATATCTCAAGAGAATCAAATAATGAACGTAATGAAGGATGTTGACACAACAAGTGCTGAATCCGTTGCGTCTGCTTTTAGTAAAATTATGGAAATTAACCCTCAAGCGGCGGCAGAGTTTCAAGCTCAAGTATTGCCTATTTTAGAAGCTAACCAATCACAAATGTCTTCTTCTGCTGATATGAGTAATTTAGGTAAGTATTATAAAGACGCTGCTGAAATATTAGGAGTTGATTTAAACACTCCTGAAGGTTTAGCTGAAGCTAAAGAATTTGTTAATAGGTTTAAAAAGTCTGAAACTTCATTTGCTGGCTCTATGGGAAGCGAGTATGGAAAAACAGTAATTAAAAGTTTTAACGATGCAGAGCAAGCAGTTGCTTCTTTGTTTACTATTGAAACTGGTCTTGATTTATTAGAGCAAGGAATAAACACAGGGGCTTTTGCTAAAACAGAAAATGCTGCTAGAGCAATATTAAATAAAGTAGGACTAACTAAAGATGATTCAGTTGGAGCTACTCAGGCTTATACCGCTACTTTAGGTAATTTAGTAGGTCAAATTATTAAACAGTTTGGTGCTGGTACTGGTCTATCAGATGCTGACCGAGAATATGCACTAGGTATTGCTGGTGGTAATATTAACTTTGATGAGTATGCTTTAAGAAAGATTTTAGATATTCAAAAGAGAGTTCAAATTGCTATAATTAATAAGCATAACACAAAAGCGGCAGCTTTGCCTGAAAACTTTGCTGAAAGGTCTGGAATGGGAGATACTTCTTTTATGGTAGCCATACCTGAATTAAAAGATAGACCAACCGTACATCCTGAAGGTGCTAGAAGAGGAGTGGACGCAGAAAACAATAATGCGGTTATATGGGAATACCCTGATGGAAGCCTACACAATCCGGATGGAACGCCTTATATTGGTAAAGGAGAGTAAAAATGGCGCAGTTTATACCTGATGAATCAAAAGCATCTCCAAAAGTTAGTTTTGTGCCTGATGAGCCTATTGATATAAACACAGGAAATTCGAGCATACCTGAGTGGATAGAAGAAATAGGTCAAAGGTGGGAAGGTCGTGGTGAAGCTATGGCTGAAGACATTAGAGAATATGAAGCTGGAGAACTTGATTCTGATACAGGAATTAATTTTATAGATAAATCCATAGGTAGGGCTAATCTTGAACTACAAAGAACTGGTAAAATAGTGGGAGGTGCTTGGGACGCTTTGGGTTCTGTTGTAGGAGCTGGTGTAGACCAATTAGGCAAAGGAATTTCTATTCTAATGCCTGATGATATGGAAGACTCTTTAAAAACAAAAGTTAGCAATTCTTGGGATTGGGTTTTAAATACAGAAGGAGGTCAGTTAGCTCAACAAGCACTAGAGGGAACTTATGAACAATGGCAAGAATACGAAAAAAATCATCCTGTAGGTGCTGATAATATTAGAGCTATTGCAAACATATCCTTAATATTTGGACCTAAATATAAAGGAAAGGGAAGTAAAGTTAGCCCTGTACCTTCTTTTGATAAGCGCAGAAAATTACCTTTTATAGACAAAACAATACCTAGCATAACAGATGCAGAGCGTAAAAGAAAGTCAGCTATGAAAGAAAAAGAGCAAAGAAAATTAGAAGACTTAGTTCTTCCGGGTATGGATGCAGCAAAAGCGCAGAGAAGCACACAAAGAGGTCCTTTTAAAGAAACAGTAGTTACTTTAAATAAATCAGAAGAAAACATACTTAACGAAGTAAGAAAAGTTAAGGGGGTGTCTGCATCTAAATCAGCACAAACAAATTTAGGTTTATTAAAAGATGAAACAAATAAACTTGGAGATAATTTAGACAAAGTTTTAAAAAATTCAAATGTTATAATACCACCTACAACCATAAATAGAACTATTGATGATGCTATTAATGCACTTTTAAATCCAACTACTGGAAATATTTATTTAAAAAACAACAAACAAATTGTTGCTATGATGCAAGATTTTGCAACACAGGCAAAAATAATATTTTCTAGGTATCCTAGCACACCTTCAGGACTACTTGCGGCAAGAAAAGAATTTGACAATCAAGTAAAAAAGCAGTTAGGAGATAAAGCATTTGATGCTAACAACATAACAGCTATGAATGAAGCTATGCGTGTTATAAGAAGTTCAGTTAATGACTTAATAAATACTAATGTTCCTAGTGCTTTTGTAAAGAAAAACCTTACTAGACAATCAAGGCTATTTTCTGCTAGAGATGTCCTTGCTGTTAAAGCTAAAGACGAGGCTAAAACATTTACTGGAAGACTATTTCAAAACATAAGTAGATTTGCAGGACTTAATATGAACCTTAGAAGAAACTTAGCTATTATTGCAGGTACTTCTGTTTTTGCTGTTTCAGGAGGTTTAATGGCAGGTGCGGCAGGAGCTTTAGGTTTATTTGCGGCAGGCAATATAGCTTTAAGAGGAACTATGTCTCCTAGAGTTCATAGTGCTTTTTTAGGTCTTTTAAAAGAGACAAATAAAGCAATACAAAAAACAACTAGTCTAGAAGGTCTTCAAGCCTTGAGAGCTGATAGGGCTTTATTGATAGAGTTTTTAAAGTCAGTAAAAGTAGAAGAAGAAAAAGAAGAATAATATGGGAATGTTTACTAACAACGAGCAGGAAACTATTGATGCTTTAATAGCGGTAGGTTTTCCTCCTAGGGATATACCCGCACTAATGGGTAATATAGATGTCGAAACAGGTGGTAGTTATTCTCACACTCAGAAAGAGAGAGGTGGTAAAGGATATGGATTATTTCAGTTTACTGGTAGTCACAAGAGAGACTATTTTGACTGGCTTAAAGACTCAAATTTAAACGATAATAAGACGAGCCAAGCTAAGTTCGTGTTTGACAATATCTACGGAAATAGAGGCTATGGTAGAGAGCTAGGGTGGAGAGACAGAAGTAAGTTACAGACTATGTTCTCAGAAAGTATGTTAGCTAATCCCCACATAGATGACCCTATAAAGAGAAAGGCTAAGATATTCTCAGATGTCTATGAGAAGCCCAGAGTACCACATAACGAGAGACGTATGGAGTCTGCTAAGAATTGGGAACAAAAACTAACAAGCATAAAAAAACCGCCACCACCTTTACCTTCAACAGGTATGATGAGTAGCGGTCCTAAGAGACGTGGGAGTAGAGGCGGTCGTAAGAGACCTTAGTGACTAGTCTTTACTTGTAAGACGGCAA